AGGAAAAATTTACTCAATTGCTGAGAAGATGGTTCAGTTGGAAGACAAGTTTATTGATTTGGCATTCAGTATGGGTCCTATGGATCGCCTTACTGCTGATGACGTTAAACAATATATTCGCTACATTGCTGATCGTAGGCTTATTAGTTTGGGTCTCAAGGGAATAATGAAAGTCAAACGTAATCCATTGCCTTGGGTGGAAGAAATGATTAATGCACCAACGCATACCAATTTCTTTGAGAATAGATCCACTGATTACTCAAAGGGTGCCCTATCTGGTACATGGGATGATGTTTGGGGCAAGGCAGCATAATTACCTTGACAGAATGATTGTATTGTTATATAATGTATTATGCGTATAATTGACTTGATTAAAAAACTTGAGGACCTCTATTGCACCTATGATGATGAATACAAACATCACATGGGTGAGCCAGAGATTATGATTGATGTGTTTGGTGATACCGATAAGCCACACATATTTGAGTATAGAGGTTTCTCAAAAGACATTTGCATAGACAAAAGTGCAGATGGTGTGTATGATATTATTAGAGCATTTGACATAAAGGAAGAAAATAATGGCTGACGAAAAAACTGAATTGAAACAGGAATCTGGACCAAAGCGCAAGATTACACAAATCACAACCGCAACAACAAATTCTGGTAGAATTATTGTGACTGCATTATGCAACGATGGTACATTGTGGCGCCGTGATGTAATCAATGACAGCACCGAGTGGGAACAACTCAAGGGTATCTAATGGCGATAGCAAACATGATTGCAAATAATCCAGCACAATTCAATTGGGCTGATGAAGAATTTACATTCAATACAAAAGACTATCCTATTGGTGGTAAATTAGTAGGCACATCATTAGATATAACCTTTGCAGATGTTGATAGATTTTTAACTGATGATGATTTTAAACATGCTATTAAAGTAAAAATGGCAACAGCATTAGTTAAGTTTATGATGGAAAATAAACTGATAGAGTTTACCAAAATTCAGGATCCAACCACCGGTTCATTCAGATTAAACGCAAGGTGTTATGTAACTTCCGATGACCAAGTGAGAATATTAAGGACACATTATGGTTCAACTTGAATGGTTCATATACGGAGCATTGTTCGGTTGGTTAGCACAGCCAACATGGGAAGTAATTAAGAAAATTGTAAGTGAAGCAAAAAAAGCAAAGGAAGAATGGTAATGGATGTAGAATCAGCATTGTATTTTTTAGGTGGCTCAATCTTTATTGGGCTTGGTATTTGTGTTATCGGCATGTTTTTATTGTTGATGAACAATATTTACCACAAGTTTTGGAAACCTGTTGAGTGGACAATACCACAATATAGATTCATTGACGCAACCGCAGAGCCAAAGCCAGTTGATAAAACAAACGAGCCTAAGCTATAGATTAGACATGGTATACTAGTAATAACGCTTAGTTTTTGTTGCAACGCAACATACATATTTGTATGACACAGGAGTGCATAACAAATGAAAAATCATATACAAGAACTTTATCACGAATTAAAATTGCTTATTAAGGAATTTAATTCATCAATCGCTTATCAATAAGGAAACAAAATGGATATCACACAAATTCAAACCAAATCAAAAGAATTCACAATCGCAATGATTGATGCAAACGAACAAGCATTCAATGCTGGCGTCAAAGCATTCAACAAATTTATAGGTACCGATTATGCTACATATACATATGGGCTAACATATATGGGATCGGAACTTAGTAAAAATGCAAGAAAAATCGTTGAAGAATTCTCAGACCTTGCGCCTGCAGGAAATAAAGAGTAATCTCAATTGCTTTCACCCAGTCGTTCGCAACGGCTGGGTTATTAAATTCTCCATCTATAAAGATAGCGGCATACTTTTAATTTTTACCTCAAAATATACTGGGCAAACGATAATTCGGTACTGTAACTCGGAAGATGATGCTGTGGACTATATAAATATAGTCATAGAAAAAGATGCAACGGTCCATCAAGACCACAGAGAATCGTAAAGGAATAAAAAATGGCAATAACCATATCAGGTACCACATTGACATATAATGATGGTTCGACAGACACAACCGATACAGAAAATACAACAGCGGCGTTGTCAGTAGGAGCATTAGGCTCTTATGCACTTTTAAAGTATGTTGGAAACGCTGCCGCCCGAGCGGCTGGATTTACCATAGCAGGCTCATCCCTTCATTATGTGACAAGTGACTCAACTGGCGTGTATTCTGGCCAACCAGGTGGTTCTTGGAGATTAATGGGTGCGTTACCTTCCTTCACAAATAATACTCCAAAGGGGACCTCAACCGCTTATACAACTTCGTCAGTTTGGTTAAGATATGCATGATTGGAGATAATTATGAAAATTAAAAACTTAGGTTGGAAAATTGAGTCTGCTAAAGAACTTAAATGGGTCAATGCAGAAAAGACTAAAATGGATTGTGTTGTTAAATTCGACAAATTTGAAGAAGAAATTCCTTTCACCATAGACCCTAACGATTTTTACCAACATTCTCTTGATTTGTGGGAAAAAGCAAACGCAGGTGAATACGGTGAAATTGCTGATTATGTAGCACCACCAAAAACTGAATTTGAAGAACTCATGGAGAATTATAAAAATCAATTTGGTGATTCTTTTTCATTGGATAAAATTTAAGACCAACTCATCAATGCAATACACCAAACGAATCATAGTAAACAAATATGAGTTAGTGCTTGCATACAGCATCAAATGGAAATCATACCCAGGCGATGATGGTAAATATTATGAGAGTGAGGAAGTAAAGTATATTAAGTTTGGATTGGCAAATAGAATGATTAGGGCTGAATCTGAAGACAACTACCGAGGCTTCACATTACTCGGACTTGATGTTGGCATTGGTAGCAAAACACAAACCGAACAGATTATTTGAATTGTGACAGTTTTGTTTCAATTACATTAAAATCTAGATAAGTGTATGGGGTTGTCCCATATCAACTATAAGGATTCAAAATGAAAAGACTAATTGCAAGCATATTAGCCACTATATCAATCACAGTATCAGCCGCAGATATCACAGGTGCTGGTGCTACATTCCCTTATCCAATCTATGCTAAATGGGCCGAAGCCTATAGTAAAGAAACTGGTGTTAAATTAAACTATCAATCAATCGGTTCATCTGGTGGTATACGCCAGATTAACAACAAGACAGTTACATTCGGTGCTACCGATGCGCCAGTCAAAGGCGAAGACCTTGATAAGTTGGGTCAGATACAATTCCCTGCTATCATCGGCGGTACTGTGCCGATTGTAAATCTTGAGGGCTTCAAAGCAGGCGAGTTACGTATCACTGGTCCTGTTCTAGCAGAAGTATTCATGGGTGATATTCTAAAATGGAATGATCCAAAGTTACAAGCATTGAACCCAGGTAAGAAATTGCCAGATACCAATATCACAGTGGTGCACCGTGCTGATGGATCAGGTACTACATTTAATTGGACTGATTATCTTGCAACAATATCAAAGCCATGGGCTGATAGAGTTGGCAAAGGTGCAGCCGTTAAATGGCCTGCCGCATCATCCGTTGGCGGTAAGGGCAATGAAGGTGTGGCTGCTAATGTAACCAGAGTAAAAGGTTCTATTGGGTATGTTGAGTATGCGTATGTAAAGAAAAACAATTTGACATTCATGCAATTACAAAACAAAAATGGTAAGTATGTTAGCCCAGATGATTTAACATTTGCATCGGCCGCAGTCGGTGCTGATTGGTTCTCAGTACCAGGTATGGGTGTATCCATTGTGGATCAAAAGGGCGATAATACATGGCCTGTAACCACAGCATCATTCATTATCATGTACAAGGATCCAGTTGATAAGAAAGCATCCGAAGAAGTGCTAAAGTTTTTTGATTGGTCATTCAAAAATGGTAAGAAACTATCCGAAGAATTGGATTATGTCCATCTACCAGAATCATTGACTAGCCAAATCAAATCAAAGGTATGGTCACAGATTAAATAATTACCTTGACAATCACATCGGGCTATGGTATAATGTTACTATAGCCCTTTTTTATTGGATCATTATGTTTATATTTGATGTTGAAACGCTCGGTAAAGATTCCGATGCAGTGATTTTATCTATGGCCGCAATCTATTTTGATCCCGATAAAGAACCAAGCCACACACAGTTGCGAGATTCCGCATTCTTTTGTAAGTTTGATGTAAAGCAACAAATCAAAGAACTAAATCGGAGAGTGGACAAAGGCACCGTTGAATGGTGGTCTAAACAATGCGAGAACGCACGGAACAAATCATTTAAGCCACATGTAAATGATGTGCCATTTGAATTGGGTCATGCCGCAATGAGCCAATGGGTTAAATCAAAGAGTGATAATGATTGTTGGGTATGGGCCCGTGGTAATTTGGATCAGATGGTGTTGAGCCATATTGAGGATCAAATGGGTCTTGAAAACATCTGGTCGTATGCTAGATGGCGTGATGTAAGAACTGCGGTTGATTTTCTGTATGGTACCAAGAATGGATATGTGGAAGTGGACACACCAGGCTGGATAGAAGCCTTTGATTCTAAGCTACATATTACAAAGCACAATCCAATTGATGATTGTATATTTGATGCTATGCAAATAATGTATGGAAAAAAGAAACCATGAAAATATCACCAGCCCAACAAAGAATAGATTATCTGCGGTCAGAGTATCGCAAGATGGAAGAACAAAGAGTCCGTCAGTATGAACAAAAGGTTCAACGTGAACATCAAGAATGTGTAAGGAAAGCCGAGCAAAAAAGAGCCGCCAAAGCACGTAATGGTGCAGGAATAGACGTTTATGTATAATAATGATATTGATGAATATGTGAAAGAACTAGAGCAAGAAATAATCCGCCTGAAGGAGATTATAGAAAAACTCAGCAACACCGAGGAATTAAATCCTCAAGCGGTATTTGCATTCCCAAGCCCACCAAGGATTGATAGATGAAAAAGTGGCAAGAAAAAGAATACTCCCAATGGGTATATTATGATG